CTTTACCAGAACAAGTCCCCATATGTTCAAGTTCTCCGGTAACCTGCACACCATCCCCAAACCACCGCGCAAGGTGGTCGATGCGGAACTCAAGGGCAGCTATAAGCAGTCAATCGCAGAGTATCTCAAATGGATCAGCGCGGTGGCCCCGATGCTACGTGTGGATGATTGGTCATATCTCAGGGATATGCAAAAGGAGATAAATGATCACGTAAAGCTCCATTCTAATGACCAACGATACATTGGTTGGGGTAAGGTACCTTATGCTATGATGTTAGAGGTAGTCACAGAAGCGGATCATCCGTTACGTCTACACATGGCACTTGACTTTGTGTCAGACTATGGTACAATCCAGCACATAAAATCAAAAGAAGACGCCAAGAGAGTGCGCGACCAGTACAACCGCTGGATCAACAAGCGTTGCGGTTTCATCAAAACAATACGTGAAACGGGAGAATAAAATGACATACCGACACACATTACTAACTGAAGTGCTCAAAGAGGCGGAAGCGAAGAAGCAAGGGGTCGATGCCAATGCACATAGATATGAAGCATCTGAAGGCACTGAAAAAACACACACCCCAGAACATCTTACCAGAGAGGGTCACCTCTTTAAGTTCATGGACGAAATCAGCAAAGCGATCCGAGGTGTGAAATTCGCGCATAGATTTGCTTATGAACGCTGGGTTTACATGCCGGGGGAACCGTACCCGATGGGTTGGATAGGCTATGGAGACTACCGTACCAACACTATCGGTGAGCAAACGTTTACCGTGTGCTCTCGCAAAATTGCGAATGGTAAATACGGGGATTACCATGATCAGCATAACATGAAAATGTCCGCCAAACTGGTGACGGCGGTGCGTAACGCTAAGAAGTTCCTATCAAACTACTCACCGATCGAGGTGGCTAGAATTCATGTGCCTACTATGCGAGCGGCAATAATGGATACGCGCCGCGATTTGAAACAAAAGGTAACAGATGATGCACAGAATATTGGCCTACCCACCCCGTCGATGTGGATGAAGAGCGGGGCACTCTCCTAAACGAGTTAAGACATCTGCTCGATACAGGCCACGAATTCGTTGATGTGGGGTACAGCGCCAAGCTGCGTACCATGTTCGAGAGTATGAAGGAGCATGATGATGTGCTTGGGCAGGTAAATGCAAACTTTGTCAGGGGCTATGAGCGGTTTGGGCAACAAGCGTTTGATGTTGTACCCGTTGATTCTGTGGCAGATTACTTCGGGTCGAAGGTGCAGGAAGAGGTCGTCCGGTACACAGACGACTTACCAGAAGAGATCAAGGGTAGAGTAGCCGTGCTGTCCATGTTGGCTGACGAGACCTATGTGGATGGGGTTGGCTACCGCGTGAATGAAAGTATGTTCTATGTCTTGCGATAGCCCTCACGATGCTGATCCTTCTTACCCACCACATGATGACAACATATACCGTGTTTCGATACACCCCGAAACAAATGCTGTCGAAATATCATGTATCGGCATAAATCGCCTTGACACGGCGTTGGAGAATACCTATGTTTCAGTGGAGGAATTACCTCTTTGGGTCAAGACCAAGCTGGCGTTACTGATGATGACCAGTGCTGTCCCCCCAACACACGAGGTGGCAGGTGTCGGTAGACGCATGGAGGAAAATATCTACTGGGTCCACTATACGGGAGACTAATCGTGGATGCTAAATACTGTAAAACTTGTGAGGGTACGGGCGAGGAACAGGTTCATCTGAGTTCGAGGCGTCACTTTGCAGGTAAAACTAGATTACCGCCAACAGGTACACGAAAGTGCACAACTTGTGGCGGTACGGGTAAAGCTGACGCAGACCCGTATGGGTTTCTGAAGATGCGTAAGCTGTCAACGTAAACTGTTAGTGCAACACTAACAAAATGAGGAGAAGATATACATGAGTGACGGTAACGTAATTCACGTTAATTTTCGGCTCACCCCCGAACAACAACAGGCACTCGCTGAGTTTAGGGCCAGATACGATACCTTTGACAAATGGTTGTTGGCGTTACGAGCTATCTGTTGTGAGTACCCCAAGGACATTCTGGACTGTAAGATAGCCGAACAAGAACTTCGGACGATGGATGGGCATATAGACAGCTTTTTGGAAGGGTTATCTGGCCCTCTTGCTGATTGGTACCACGACGGCATGGAACCGGAAGCTGCTTTCGGTTATGGCATCTGGTTCATTGACGACTTCTACGAGAACACTATTGAGGACGTGTAAACGTGTTAGTGCAACACTAACAAGATGGGGGGTGGGTCAAACCACCTCCCATTGAAGCCAGTTTTTACAGGAGGGAGAATAACGATGGCGATGACACCGGAAGGCAAGGTCAAGAGGAAAGTAGTCGCAATTCTGAAGGAATTTGACACATACTACTTCTACCCGCGTACAGGCGGCTACGGGAGAAGCGGTGTGCCAGACATAGTAGGTTGTTATCACGGGAGATTTTTTGGCATAGAATGCAAGGCGGGAGACAATAAGCCTACCCCGCTCCAGCAGAAAAATTTAGACGATATTTCCAAGCGGGGCGGTCTCGTGTTAGTTATCAATGAGACCAATATCAATGAGGTTCGAAGATGCCTCATACGTATCTGGCAAGACGCTAAGCGGTGAGAGGCGTAATTATCCGCCGCAGTAAGGGCGATCTCCAATTTGTCCTTTCGTTGGAAACTGTGACCTTGCCGTGGAGACACGTTAAATCTAGCCCTCCTGTGTTCGACTACTGATACTAGTCGGGCAGGGGGGCGGTCCTAACAACCTAACCTTGGAGACGCACTATGCGGGACGGACGAGACATTATAACTATTGATGGCGTGGGCTATGACTTCGAAGAGATGGACTCCGCGGCACAGTATGCTGTTAAGCAAATTCGTGATTTGAATAGGAAACACGCGGAAGCACAATTCCACATCAGTCAGCTAGCCGCTGCGCGGCAGTTTTTTACTGACACCCTTTTAACTTATTTGAAGGAGATGAAAGACCCCGATCAACTCGAACTACCCCTGAATGAAACACAACATAAGAAGGTATGATATCATGAAGAAAATAAATAAACGTGGGCAGATAATGAACTACCTACAAAAACACCCTGATGGTGACGTGCACGAAATAGCGAAGAAAGTTAAGTGCAGTTCGAAGTATGTTTACCTCGTGCGCTCTGAAATTTTCGGACCGAAGAAAGAGGCCAAGCAAGTCGGGGATGGGTTAGACCGGGAAACCTCTCCTGTTGATGGCGAGGGCTTTTTGCTCACTAGCATTACAGATTCGATACAGGAGAGGTATAAACGCTGCTCTTCTCTGCTTGAGGAGCGTGGGGAACAATACGGAGTGCCGGAAGCAAATATTGTCAGGACCGCCATCATGGCAACGGCTTTGCTTGAGGCTTCGGTGAAACCCTCTCACATTTGTTTCATACTGGCCTGTATGAAGATATGCCGTTCAAATCAGACACCGGGAATGGTAGACCATGGCGATGACGGGGTTAATTACTTATCGCTTGCTTTTGAGTTTCGAGCCCGTAATCAGTAGTTTAGGAGCGAATGATGGATTTCATAACACTGGACTTTGAGACGTACTACGACAAGGAGTTTTCTCTAAAGAAGATAACAACAGAAGAGTACGTACGAGATCCTAGATTCGAAGTGATTGGCGTTGGTATTAAATTTAATCAGGAGGCTACGGAGTGGGCCAGTGGAACACCGGAGCAACTTCTTAAATACCTGCGTCAATTCCCTTGGCAAAACGCTATGTTGGTTTGCCATAATACCATGTTCGATGGCGCTATCCTTGCTTGGAAATACGGTATTTATCCCCGTGTCTATGCTGATACTATGTGTATAGCACGGGCTATTCACGGTGTTGAGACCAGTGCAAGTTTACAAGCGGTCAGCGAAAAATACGGAGTTGGTAAAAAAGGCACAGAAGTAGTACGTGCGTTGGGGAAGCACCGAGAAGATTTTACCAGCGAAGAACTATCCCGATATGGTGACTACTGCGTCAATGACGTAGATCTTACTTTTAAGCTGTTCACGAAAATGGCGAAAGATTTCCCCCGCTCAGAAATGAAGCTGATCGACCTGACGTTACGGATGTTTATCCAGCCCGCCTTGGACTTAGATCTTGGGTTGTTGGAACAACATCTTATAGAAACACGTGACCGTAAGGATGCTTTGTTAGAGGCTGCCGGAGTCACCAAAGAAGAGCTAATGAGTAATCCAAAGTTTGCGGAAGTTTTGCGATCTCTTGGGGTTACCCCACCGACAAAGATAAGTCTTACTACTGGCAAGGAAGCTCTCGCCTTCGCCAAGACTGACGAGGGGTTTCTGGCGTTGGCAGAGCATGATAACGAGCAGGTACAAGCGTTAGTTGCGGCGAGGCTGGGTACGAAGTCTACTTTGGAGGAAACGCGGACGCAGCGATTTATCGACATATCCAAACGCGGTTTGCTGCCCGTGCCTGTCAGATATTACGCCGCACATACTGGTAGATGGGGCGGGGATGACAAGATCAACCTGCAAAACCTACCCAGTCGTGGTGCTAATGGTAAGAAGCTAAAGAACAGTATCATATCCCCGGCAGGACATACCCTGATAGATGCTGACTCGGCGCAGATTGAGGCGCGGGTACTCGCATGGCTTGCGGAACAGACTGAGCTAACCAAGTCGTTTGCCAAAGGAGAAGATGTTTACGTAAAGATGGCTTCTCACATCTACGACGCCCCCGAAGAAAAAATCACTAAAGAACAACGGTTTGTTGGCAAGACCACCATCCTTGGTGCGGGGTATGGAATGGGTGCGCCAAAATTTGCGGCCCAGCTAAAAAATTTCGGTGTTGATATGGACATCGGGGAAGCACGGAGGGTCATCAAGATCTACCGTGATACCAACTGGAAGATAAACAAGTTATGGCGTGATGCTCACCGCTCCCTGGTGGGGCTGACCAAAAATGAAAAAACCGAACTGGGGGTGGGGGGTGTTCTTGAGATCGTACCGGAGGAAACTGCGATACGACTACCCTCTGGGTTACTGTTGCGTTATGATGATCTGCAATTCGAACAAGTGGATGAAAACGTTACGTTCACGTACAAAACAAGGAAAGGACGTACCAATATTTATGGGGGGAAAGTCATAGAGAATGTCTGTCAGGCCGTGGCGCGTTGCATCATCGGTGAGCAGATGCTAAAAATTGCCAAGAAGTACCGTGTCGTCCTCACAGTGCATGACTCTGTAGTGTGTTGTGTCAAGGATGAAGAGGTCGATGAGGCACAGGTATTCATCGAACAATGTATGCGCTGGACGCCCGATTGGGCCAAGGGTCTACCTATCAACTGCGAATCCGGTACCGGAAAATCTTATGGAGAATGTGGATGACAAAAGAAATTGATGTAGACAAAGAAATTAACGATGAGTGGGATAAACTTCGCGC